CATCAACTGCTTGTGCATAACCATCACTATTTAAAAATTGTGAATGATCTACTAGATTACCATACTCTGATCTTGACGTACCATTTACTGAACCACCTTTTGCCATTGGCTTTCTAGACTGACCTGCTTCTGATAAAGCAATTGCAATTGCTTGTTTTGGGTTTTTAACTTTTTTTGAAGATTGACCTATATTAAGTTCTCCTCTTTTAAATTCTCTCATCACCTTACCAATTTTTTTCTGATCATTTTTCATGTTACATTCCTCTTATTTTCATTTGTTGGACGCCTTGTTTTGCAAGACTTACTCCGGCACGTAGTTTAGCTAATTCTTCGGTTTGTTCAAGCTTATTTTCTTGATTTGTTTGATTCATCATAGCTTTTAACTTATCTAAATTAAGTCTTTCTTCAGCTTCTTTACGTTTTTGCTCGTTTTCCATAGCTTTTAAGTCAACTTCACGTGATTTTAACTTTAAAAGTGGATCAGAATCTAATTGACCAATCAACTTATTCTCCTCATCAGCATAATCTTTAGTCATTTCAGCTATTAATTGAGCTTTTCTTGATTCAATTTGAACAGTTATGCTCTGAATTTGTTGAACAGCTTGTGGATTCATTTGTGCTTGTTGTTGTAATATAGGTAATTGTTGTAATTCTTGTATAAATTCTATTTGAACTTGCTCTTGAGCCATAATTGATATGTGTTCAAGTATATTTTTTTGAATAGACATTACAACTGCAGGATTATTTTTAACCATATTCAATTGCATAAAGTTTAAATGAGCTTCAACATGTGCTTTATGATCTTGTCCTGGAAATGCTTGATAAGATTGACCAGCCATTGCAGTAATATGTTCTAAACTTGGATCCATTGGCATAGGTTGTTTTGGTGATGGAAGAATTAAGTCTATATTTTTAACTCCAATCGCTTCATACATAGATCTGTATGCTTGATAGATATCATGAATTTGTGGATTAGATTGAGCAAGTTGTAATTGTGTTTGTGCTAAATTAATTCTTTGTGATTGTGAAAATATATTTGGATCTGCAACTGGTAAAATATCAATTTTCTCATCAAAGTCAGTTTGTTTAATTTGTCTTTGTCCACCTACTACATCGTATGGATAAACAGGTGGTAAATAAGTTGAAAATACATTTGCTAGTAATTCAAATTCATTTTTAAGTGCTCCATAAATTCTTTTATGGATTGCAGACATCACACGCGATCCTCTTTCAAGTAATGCCATCGTAGTGCCTACGGCTGCTTGTTGATTCATATCACCAACTTGTGCATCAGCAATACTTGCGAATCTTTGTCCTGCATCTACTACAATACCCATTAACTGTAATAATACTTGGTCAGGTCCTTTAAATGGTAAAGGCATAAATGCATCTCTTAAATTACCTCCAGGTGCATCAACATCTCTAAATTCTCCAGGTTGTAATGGTTGAGCATCATCTCTGACTCTAATGCCACGCATTTTAAACCCAGATGGTAAATTAGCTAAAGTTCCTGCATCTAATAATTGTCTTAAAGCTGATGTTGCAGTTCTTGATAATCCACCAATCATGTGAATTAATCCAAATCCATAAAATCCAAGTCCTGGTAAAAATTTAAAGTGTACAAAGTAATTTGTTCTATTTTTTAATGGATCGTCTGATTTATAATTACGTTTGATAGATAAAACTTCTCGTGAAGATTCTTCAATAGTTACAACGTATGGAAGTTTAATACCTGTGGGCTCACCCGTTTGAGGATCTTTATCTTCAAAACCTTCTAAATCTAAATTAACATGACATTCCAATAGAGTATAAATGTCTTCTTGTTTTTCAACTCTAACACCTTCTAATTCTCTTTGTTTACTTTTAATTTCATCTTCTTTTAATGGTGGTTGTCCAAGTTCTACATCTCTATAGAAACCACTAACTTGTTGTTTACGTAAATCATTTTCAGAAATTTTAATTACATGAATAACTGCTTCTGCATCTTCTAGTGATGTTGCTGAATAAGGAACAATTAAATCTTCAGCCGGAATAAATTTAGATACCGCTCTTCCAAGAAGAGCATCATAATAAACTTTTTTAAATGTAGATCCTGATAGTGGTAAATAAAATAACATCTGATCAAATTCAGGTTCGTATTCTTTCATAACATTCATAATTTGATAGTTCATGAATTCTTTAACTCGCATCGCTTGATCTTCTTTATTACGATCAGTTAAACCTAAAATTTGTGTTCGCACGGGCCCGTCCGCGGGAAGCAATTCTTTGTAAGCTTGTGCTTGAAACTGTGTTACTGATTCTGCAAGAACTGGATGTGTAACTCCTGATGCACCTTTAAATGGTTCTGTTCGTCTTTCATATTTAAATCCTAATAGGTCTAAACCATTTGTATATGCCATTTCCCAATCTTGGCGTGAAGATCTATAATCATTATATTTTTCATCTAATTCAGATCCAATGTCTGTTAAAATACTTTCATCTAAAAACTCTGCAAGGTTTGCGTAATGATCTTCTCCTCCTGGAATAGATGCAACACTTGGATCAAAAGAAATTTCCGCACCACCATCTTCACTCATGTTAATTTCAACAGGAGAATCTGTAGGTTGTATTTCTTCTTGAATAGTTTGTTCTATTTCAGCTTGACCTGGAATTTCAATAGTAGTTTTTGTATTGGGTAATGACTTATCAATTTCTGCCATGATTAACTATACCTTCTTCTGAATAATGTTTCAACACCTTGTGAATCTGGACCTTTAGCAGGTGGAACTGTTTTTGTCAATCCACCATTTGCAAAACTAGCTAATCCACCATTCGCATAATCATAGTCACCTATATCTGGGTCTGGATATCTGTTTATAATATCTTCATAAGGAGATTCTTCTAACATTTTTCTACCTGCTGCTCTTTCTTCAATTTTTTTTGCATCTTTTATTTTTCCAGTTGCAATTTTTTCTAATCTTTCAAGATCACTATAAGCATCTTCAACACGAAGATTTTCATAATCAAATTCATAATCTCCTGGTTCACTAGTTGGTCTTGGTCTATTTTCTATTACAGAAAAATCACCTGGATATTTTATTTCTTTTCCTGTTTCTAAATTAATATCTGATTTAGGTGGTCGATAATTTAACTCAAAAGGTGAATTATCCACACTGCCAGCAACATCAGATTCAATAGAAATTTCTCCAGTTATTTTATTTTGTGTAAGTGTAATTGTATCTGGTTTACCTGTCTCTGAAGGTATTTCTAATTTTTTAACAATAGTCATGTCTTCAACTCTTGAAGCTTTAGGAGATATATCTGTTCCTTCTTTCATTATTTTATTTACAAGTGGTGAAAACCATTCAGGCATACCTTGAACTTTAGGTAAAACTTTCCCAGCAACTTTTGTAGCTTTAATACCAGCACCTTTAATTGCTTTTCCTAAAGCAGGTAATGCAGCGATACCTCCCATTATTTTTAATAAAGTTCTACGATCCATTATTCAGATTCCTTGTTAGATAGATAATCATATAAGCTATACGCTCCAGATGCAACAAGTCCTGGAATACCTAAAAATCTAGAAGCCCCAGCAATAACTCTTGGACTTAAACCTAATCTTAAAGCTGTGCTTAATTTACCTGGAATTGCTTCCCCTACATTTTTTAAAGATCCAAAGTCTTTTGCAAATCCTAAAATACCAGGCGCTCTCGCAGCTGTTGGTGCTGCAATTGTTCCTGCTCTTTTTCCTAAAGTTTCCATTGTTGCAAGTCCCAAATAATTTAATGGATCTGTTACTATATCTTTTGTAGTTGTTTCTTCGTCCAATATTTGTGGTGCTGTAAATGCAGCGGTAGCAAGTGGACTTCCTAATCTATAAAATCCTTTTGCAAGAGTTCCTGTTATTGGAGATTTACCAATAGCTTTTCTTTCCTCAATTGTTTTTTTAACATCAGGTAAACCAAGAGCAACTGTCGCTCCTCCAATGGTTGCACCTACTTGACCAACCATCTTACCTATGTCTGCTACTTCTTCTGGTATTTCATTATCCGCGATCCAATATAAAACATCCGATTGAGATGCTTTTACATTTGGATCATCTTGTTTAACAAATCCTGCATAGGAGTCATATTTAATTTGTTCAGCTAGTTTAGGTTCTGGTGCTTGACCTTCTACTACTTGGTCTTGCATCGCGGTCTCTGTGTCTTGGACCGAGGATGGAACTTTTGCTTCAGCAGTGCTTGGACTTAAAGCTTGATATCCTAAATATGCAGCAGCAGGCACGCCAAAAACTCTTGGAGCTTTTTGTGCTAAAGCTTTTAATACTTGAGTATTACCTTTTTGACTTTGTAAAAAAGGTCTAATTTCATCTACTGTTTTTACATCTGTTGGAATTTTAAAAGAATATCCATGTTTTTTATAAATATCATCAAACAGTTCTCCATAATTTTCTAATGCATTTTTATTTTTAATTACTTTACTTGGTTCCTCAAAACTAAATTCTAAAGCTCTAACTGGAAGTTGTCCTGATTTTAAATTTTTATTTGTATCTGCTGTAAATTCTTTTGCTATAGTATTAAATTCTTTTGCTAATTTTTTTTTCTCAATTATATTATCTGTTTGTTGTATTCTTTTTTCATATTGACCCATTTGTCTATCTAACTCATAAACTTTGTCTTGATTAATATCAGGTCTTAAACCTTGTAAAAAAATACTATAAGGTCCAGTTTTATTTCTAGAAGAAGACATTATGTTTTTAATTTCATCTGTTTCAAAATTGGATCCTGGAAACGATTCTTGAATTCTTTTTTTTAAACTGTTAAAAAAATTAGCTGACTTACCAATAGAAGTTGAAACATTTCTACTTGCTAGTTGTCTTTGTAAACCTCCACCGATTCCTCCATATAATCTACTTTTTGAAACTTCACCTAAACCTTCAATTAAAGGTTTAGCTTTTTCTGTTAGTAATTCACTTTTAGCATTTATATATTGATCACTTCCTGCGAATGCTTCTACTAATTGTCCAATTCTTCTTGCAGCTAATTCAGGTGTTGTATTTAAAACTTTTTTAGTTTTAGTAACTAGTTTATTTATATCTGTTTCTCCTGATCTAATTAAATCTTTAACTTCTGATTTATTTAACTTACTTAATTGATCTCTTACTTTTATAGATTGAGTACCTTCAGGGCCTATTCCTGATTTTATTTCTACTCCTTGTTTTCTTAAATCTTTAGCGACTTCTTTTAAAGTATTTTTATAGTCTTTAAATTGTTTAAATTCTTTTTTTAAAACTTCATTTGCTTCTGCTTGAGAATATCCTTTTTTTAATAATTGCTCTGCTCTTGTTTTTCTTTCCGTAAAAGCTTTAGCTCCTTCTTCAGTTGTTCCTGGAGCTTTTAATCTATTAATATCGTATTGTTTTTTTATTTCTTTTAATTTTTTATCTGAAGGTTGTTTATAAATACCAGATGTTATAATTTCTTTTCTAGCATAATTTGGAGATCTTTTATCTCTACGTATTACTTCTAACTCATCTGCTTTTTTAATTCCATATCTTTTTACATAATTAGAAAGAGCACCTCTTGGAAAATTTATTTTATATTTTTTTAATAATTCCATTAACTTATCTTTTTTAATTACTTCAGACATTATCTTCCTCTCTTTCTAAACATTGTTCCAATACCACTAATCAAACCACCTTTAGCATTTGGTTCTCTGTCTTTAACATCAAAGTCTTCTAAAGTATTTTTGTTATTAATATCATCTACTATCTTTTGAATTTTTTTAAATCCTTCTGGATCATTTTGTTTTGCAAAGTTTGTAAAATCTTCTGCAGTTTTAGGATCTGATATATTTATAGTTCTTGGTTGAAATGTTCCTTCCAAATCTTCTAACTCTTGTATTTCATCTATACTAATTAATCTTCTATCTTTTGTCATTTCTGCTTCATCAGCTTTTTTTCTTAAGAAGTTTAATCTATTTTGACTTTTCTCTCCTGGTGCAGGATCTAGTTTACCCATTTTATATTCTTGATACATAGATGCTTCATAATCTTTTTGTTTTTTAACTAATGCTTCTAATTCATCAAATGTTTCAGTTCCCTGAACTACAGTGTTTTCACTATCATTTAATATTTCTGCATAGTCTTCGTAATCTTCTTTTGTAGGTTTTTTAATTTTTTCACCTACATCATCTACTAAAGTTTTAATTCCAGTCTTTGCTTCTGTTACAACTTGTGGCTTTGAAAATACTTCTGGAAAAGTAGATTGTAAGTATTCTAAATTATTATTATATTGTGCAATTTCATCTGCATTTGCTTGAGGTAAAAAGTCTGCATCATTAGCAATTAATCTTTTTAAACCTTCAGGATCTCCTCCTTCAAGTTTACTTAAATCTGTATTAAAAGAATTTCTAGATCCAGGTAATCTTTTGACTCCAGTAGTTACTCCTATTTTAGGTTTGATCCCTAACTTTTTAAGTGTGTTAAAAATTTTAGAAGTTAAAGCATATAAAACTTTTTTATCCATTAGTAGTATTCCCTGTTGTCGTGGATTATAGGTTCATCCTTATAATCCTCGGGATGCTCAATAAAGCCCCCCTGTCTAAATCTCATTAATGCTTGTGTCATTGAGTCTACGAGGTCATCGTGATCTCCAAAAGGAAATGCCGCGCATTCCTCAATAACCTCTTCTGCAAAAGCCGCCTCTGGCGCCCATATCTGACCACTTTCAAAAAGTGGTGCAACGGCGTTTATACGGGAATGTTTATCATTTCCTTTGCTAGGTGTAAAGTTAATCACAGGTATACCCATCTTACGTAATTCATAAGTTAGTGGTAATCCTGATGCTTTGGACTCAATTACCACTGATTCCGGTTTCCAATAGTGATATTGTTCTAAAGCTCTACGTCTTAATTCTGGAAACTCTAGTCGTTCTTTTATCGCATCAAGTAAAATTAAATTGGGTCCTGAATCAGGATTTGGATAAAATACACCCCATGTAGTAATGGCTGAAAAGTCGGCTGTTTCTTTTTTAAGGAATGCAGTGTCATAACTTTGTATCACATGATATAATTCTGGAATATAATCCTTATCCCATTTGCGCCACCAATCACGTTTAATAATTGAACCTTCTTCTGATGTTGGATTTTGCATCCATTGTGCATTCCATTTTTGAATAGACAATGATGCTTTAACTGATTCTAATTCTGATAACTTCCAATACTCTGGCCACACGGGTTTCTCATCAGGTAAGATGGCTGGAAATTCTACAACCTCCCACTGATCTGATTTGATTCCTTTTTGAGCCCCGATCAACGATCCGGTAAGATCTTTCAAAGACCAACGTGTCATGACTACGACAATCTTTCCACCAGGTTGTAATCGTTGACGTGGTCCTGAAGTGTACCATTCATAAGCACGTTCCAGCGCTTCTGGATTCATCGCATCTTGTTCCGAGTGCGGGTCATCAATAATAAGTAAATCCGCTCCGCGGCCCGTGATCGCCGATCCAACACCCGCTGCGAAATACTCACCACCTTGATCCGTCTCCCAACGGCC